CTCGACCAGGGGATGTGATTATTGACTCGTTTGTTGGCAGCGGCACATGCCTCGTTGCCTGCGAGCGCCTGGCCCGCCGTGGCCGAGGCATCGAACTCGATCCGGGCTACTGCGCGGTGGCGATCCAGCGGCTCGTGGACATGGGCCTAGAGGCGAAATTAATTCAGGAAATTTTGTAACAAATGATACACTCATGGCAAAGTACGGAACACTGGCCGAAACTAAGGCGAAACGAGAGAAGTTCCTGTCGGCGCTGCGCAACACTGCTAATGTGCGGGCTGCCTGCCAAGCCGCAGGCATCGCTCGCGTCACGGCCTACCGCTGGCGAAATAAGTGGGAGAGCTTTGCCCGAGAGTGGGATGGTGCGCTTGATGATGCGTGCGACCTGCTAGAGGCTATAGCCTGGCAGCGGGCCAAGAGTGCATCGGATCGGTTACTGATGTTCTTGCTCAAGGCGCATCGGCGAGACACGTATGGCGATAGGGTACAGGCTGATGTTCAGCAGCAGGGTGCTATAACGATCAGAGTAGTGCGCGAGGACAAGTGAGTGAATACACCGTCCGCCTGCGCAGCCCACACCCGAAGCAACGGGCATTCATCGAGAGTCCAGCTAAGCGCAAGATCGTTCGGGCAGGGCGAAGATCAGGCAAAACTACCGGCGTAGCCCTGCTGGCGGTGGACAACTTCCTGGACGGCCACCGCATCCTGTACGCCGCACCGACCGCGGAGCAGGTAGACTGCTTTTGGTTCGAGGTCAAACGGGCGCTCGAAGAGCCGATTGACGCCGGTGTGTTTTACAAAAACGAATCGCGCCACATCATCGAATTGCCGGGCACAGAGCAGAGAATCAGGGCCAAGACGGCATGGGATGCGGACACCTTGCGGGGTGATTGGGCGTCGTTGCTCATATTGGATGAATGGCAATTGATGAACGAAGAGACATGGGATCGGGTGGGTGCTCCTATGCTCTTGGATCGTGAGAACAGCATAGCTGTATTCATCTACACACCGCCGAGCCTGCACAGCAGGAGCCGCACAAAGGCCAGAGATCCACGCCATGCTGCTAAGATGTTCAAGGAGGCGGCAGCAGACACGTCGGGCCGCTGGGAAGCATTTCACTTCACCAGTCACGATAACCCGCATATCAGCAAGGCGGCGCTGGACGATATCACGCAGGACATGACGCGGCTGGCCTATGAGCAAGAGATACTCGCTGAGGACAAAGAGGACGACCCGCGCGCTCTCTGGCGACGCGAGGAGATGATCGACGCGTTTCGGGTCACGAAGCATCCGCTTTTGACGCGGGTGGTAGTGGGCATCGACCCGCCTGGCGGCGTGACTGAGTGCGGCATCGTGGTAGCTGGCCTGGGAGACGACGGCGACGGCTATATCCTCGACGACCGGTCGCTGGCGGGCTCGCCGCGGATGTGGAGCACAGCGGCGGTGGCGGCCTACAATGCTCACGATGCCGACCGCATGGTGGCGGAGATCAACTTCGGCGGAGACATGGTGGCGAGCACCATCCGCACCATCGACCCGACTATCAGCTACAGGGACGTCAGGGCCAGTAGGGGCAAGGCGATCAGGGCCGAGCCGGTGGCTGCGCTATATGAGCAGGGGAGGGTGCATCACGTGGGATTCATGACGGCGCTCGAGGACGAATTGTGCTTCTGGGTGCCGGGCATGGGCATGGCGAGCCCGAACCGCATGGATGCTCTGGTCTGGGCATTGACGGAGTTGATGTTGGGGCGGCTCGCTGGCTTTGAGGATATTCCGCAGGCCGAAACAAGGAAGAGCAAATGGCGGTTGTAAAGAAGCCAATGGAAGAGATTGGGCGAACTGGCCTGAACGTGTTCTACGGCCAGATCGAGCAGCGCTACCTGAAGGATCTCTATGGGAAAGACGGCATCGAGGTCTTCGATGAGATCCGAAGGCGTGATCCAACCATCCGGTCTCTCCTCTACGCCACGAAACTCATGGCACGCACATCCGAATGGAAAGTCGTCTCCGCATCCGACAAGGGCATCGACGCTGATGCGGCGAAGTTCCTGGAGACCTGCCTGGAGGACATGAGCCACACGGTCAGCGATGCCATCGATGACATTCTCTCCATGCTGGCATTCGGCTGGTTCTGGAGCGAAATCTGCTACAAGCGCCGCCAAGGGGCGAAGGGCAAGCACTCATCGCTATTCGATGACGGCAAGGTCGGCTGGCGGAAGTGGGCACCTCGCCGACAAACATCGTGGTACAAGTGGGAGATGGACGAAGCGGGCGGAGTGCAGGGCATGTGGCAGTGGCCGCAGGCGGGGAAGTTTGAGGCTGCCGTGCTCATCCCCATCGAGAAGTCATTGCACTTCACGACGGAGCCGGATTGCGGCGACCCCGAGGGCATCAGCCTGCTGGAAAGCTGCTATGAGCACTGGTATTTTCTCAAGAATATCGTGCCGATGCTAGGCATCGGGTTCGAGCGCAGTTTCGTGGGACTGCCGGTGTTCAAGTTCCTGGAGAAGCCAACTTCCACAGATACCGCGGCCGTGGAAACGATGGGCAAGGGCCTGCGCATCGGTGACAAGGCATGGGTCTCCACTCCGCCCAAGGTGGAGTTTGACCTGAAGTCCGCTCAGAACAACGTGGCGGGTGACATTCTGGAGACCATCAAGTATTTTCGCGTGCTGATGCTGCAATCGGCGCTTGCCGACTACATCAATCTCGGATCGGGCGCCACGGGCAGTTGGTCGTTGGGCAAGGACAAGTCGCAGTTGTTTCTCATGGCCGTCAACGGCTGGCTGGATAAGATCGAGGCGGTGCTCAATCGCTTCGCTGTGCCGCGGCTATTTGGCAACAATGACTTTGCTGGTATCACCGCACTGCCGCAGATCCAACACACGGTAGTAGAGAAGCCCGATCTGGCGGAATTGGGGCAGTGGCTTACCGCCATCGCCGGTCACATCACATTGGAAGACGAAGATGTGGTCTGGCTGCGCCATCGGGCGGGAATGCCTGCGATCGAGGAGCCGACTGAGGCCACGCCAGAGCCAGAGACCGGCGGCGACGAAGAGGGCGAGACTGAAGCCGCTGAGGGCCTGGGCCAAGCACTGATGGAATTCGCTGAGACACCCGATGCAGGGGCAGTGATCGGGGTGGCGGCGGGGGCGCTGGCTGAGCGGCGGGTAGAGATGCAAGCGGCACTGACCGAGCGCCAGGTTGTGCCTCCTGCGGTATACTGGACAGCAGAGCGAAAGGCGCTGACTGCTGCACTTCTGCCGGCCATAGAGGTGGTAGTGATGTCCGGCGCTGAGGCGGCGGTGGCCGAGCTCGAAGCCGTCATGGGTATCGGCGTGGACTGGGCGCTGATCAACGAGGCAGCATTGGAGTGGGCCAGGACGTACACATTTGACCTGGTCAAGGGCGTCACGGAAACGAGCCGCAACCTGCTACAGACGCAACTTGCCAACTGGGTCGAAGCGGGCGAACCGCTGCCAAAGATGTGGGCGCGTCTGGAGCCAATCTACGGCCCGGTGCGAGCGGAGATGATTGGCACCACGGAGGTGACGCGAGCCTTCGCTCAAGGCAACGAGCTGGCTTGGCGGGAGAGCCGGGTGATCAGCGGCAAGGAATGGCATACGGCGGTCGATGAAAGAGTCTGTTTCCCCGCCTGGACGATGGTGACGACAAAAGCGGGACGCGTACCTATCCAGAAGATACAACCGGGGGCATTGGTTCAGACACGGCTGGGGTGGCGAGCTATCGAGGCGGTGAATAAGAGTTTTTATACCGGGGCAATGGTAGAGGTGAAGGCCGGGAATCACTGGGTTTGCGCAACAGCAGATCATCCATTCTGGACGCTAGAGGAGGGCTGGCTGGAGGGGAGCAACCTTGAGCGAAGACACCGCCTGCAAGCGAGTGATAAGCAAGCGGTCAGGGTGGGGAGCATTCTTCAATTCGATGTCGGTGATGCGGCAGACAATCCAACCGCGCGATTCCAAGTAGGAGGTCTTGCGGGCATCCCTCTTGCTATCTCGATGCCAGTAGACGCCATCAATCTCCA